GCCAGAGATGCCTCGAAATACAGCTTTTCATCAAGCGAAATCTGATCGAAAGCGTGTGGCCCCGCGGGTTGCAGAGATGCGATCCGAAGGTGGGGGCAAGGGAGCAGTGGTGGTTGCTCCGACTACGGTGGATACCGGTCGGGCTCTCGCTGTGCTCTCTGATTGGCAGCAACGTGAAGCGTGGATACGCGCGCGTCGAGCCCATGCAATGCCTGCGATGCATTTAGTAGATGGGCGTACTGTCAGTCGAGTCGAGGCTAGGAAGCGAACTCGAGAAGCGGTTCTCAAGAAGTTGCAGGATGCCGGTGTTTGGCCTCAAGCCCCTGATTTCGGTGGCGGGGAGGCTGAAGATCGCCAACATATTGCCGCATGGGAAAATGAACAATTGCTTCTTGTTGGTGAGTTGATTCGTAAGAACCCAGAGATTTTTCGTGATATTTGGGTCCCCATGCATTCAGCTAGTAAGCCCATTATTCAGTCTGCGCGTGATAAATATCTCGCTAAGCGCAGGCTCGAGGTCGTTGCAGCCGAGAAAGCCGCTTCGTCTAGGGAGCACGTCTTGGAATGGGAGGAACATATGTTCATTCTCTCCAAATACCGTGCGCAGAAGCGCATCGCTCAGACCATTGAAGATTTTCCACGCCGCGAGCTACAAAGTCGTGAAGCGTTGGAAAAGGCTTACGAGGAAACACGGCTGCAATTGATTGGCAGTCTTGTGGCATATGTGAGGGATGTCGAATTGACCCGCCAGCAAATCGAGCTGGCTTCCATACCGGGTGGGGAATTGTATAACCCCCCCGAGACATGGGCAGAACGGTTGCGTCGCCGTCGCGACGAAAGAGCATTAGGAGAGAGGGCTCCTGCTCGGAAGCGTGTGGGTAAACGTGAGCGGAAGTTAGCTGTTGAAGCTAACATGCTCTGTTCAATGCAAGCTTTTGATGCTAGGCTAACTCAATCTATTGCTGTTCAACCTTCCGCACAAGTTGAGAGCTGTGCAGTCGTCGGTATGGCCCCTAATGAGCGACCTAAACTTAAGCGCCATACCTCTAAGACTACTGTGCGACAAGCGCTTGATCAGCCAGTCGCTGCGCCTGCTGAGGTCGTCAAACTGACTCGTGAACAATTTGATTGTTTCGAGATTCAGTCTATTACCAAGCGTGCGGTGGATCCGCGCGCTGGTGGGACACCTACAGCTAAGTCGCATGGCGAGCGGTCAGCGCGAATCGAGCAGGTGCGTGATCAACCCCCCGTGGTCCCTGCTGAAGTTATACCTATAACCCGAGATCAGTTGGATCGGCTTGAATCACCGTCGGTGGCTAGGTCAGCCCCTGTCGTGAGCGCCGTAGTCCATGAGCATAAGCGGAGGGTAGCTTCGGTCAAGTTGCACCCAGTGCGGGCAGCACCCGTGCCATCAGCTCCAACAGTCGATGAGACCCATGTCTGTTTTACCGGTCTCAGTCGTTCACCAAAGCGTACTGCGCCTAACATGCCTCAAGTTGTTTTGCGCAGAGCCCCTCAAAGGCCACCCACCATTCGATCTCAAATATCGTTGGCTTGGGTTTGGTTAGTTACGTTGCTTTGTGGGTTTTATAACGCTCTGGCTGCTTATTTCGCGAATCGAACTGCGTCTGCTTTTCAGTTAGAAGCGAGCTTGTCCATGCAAGAAATCGCTGCTTTAGACGCTATTGCTATTCGTGTCATAGGCGAGTCCGACACCGTCCTGTTCGCCGCGATAGAAAATGGTATCCAAGCCGTTATTAAACGACTTAGTTCCCATGGGGTTGGATACCAGGATTCTTGGCGTTTATTACGCCGCGCAATGAACAGAGTTGACGGTGGTCGTGATGAGATCGGTAAGTTCTTGGAATCACGGCGGCCCCCTTTGTGGCGTCGGGTGTTGCCCTGGATCACCTTTGGTTTTGGTGCGATTTATTGTGGAACATATGTGTATTCAAATATACAGTCTTTAGTTGTTCCATTTCGAATTGCCCTCCCGTTTGGTTTGTATTCATGGCCCACTGTCGACGACCTCAATTTGTCTGGGGGTGTGTATAACCACGAAGTTGTTGAAGCACCACCTGTTGTCATGCAACCTATTTTGTCTGGTTGGGATGACACTGGTTGGCCAAGTCGTGGTGGCTGTGGTCCCAAGAACAACTGTTTACGCAACCCGAGGTTGGTCCAACTTAATAAGTTAGGGACAAAATGACTCGGGTATGGC